TGGTTGCGCTGGTGAAGGCAGTTTCGGCTTTGACGACTGCGAAACTTGGTGATCCACCCCACGTCACCCAAGCGCCTGCTGCGTTGTATGTCTGCAGGCCGACGCCTTCGACGTAACACATCTGACCTTCGGCAAGCGTTTTTTCGCCAGTGCCACCAAATGCTGCGTCGCGCGTAACGGTGCTGGCAAACACCGGCACGCCAGTCCGAGCCGACTGATTCATTTGAGCCGCAGTAAGCACCTGGCTAGCTGTGAACGTTGGAACTGCTGTTTGAGCGTTAGCACCCATGGTCACATCATCCTAATACGTTCGTGCCGTCAAGTTGACCGTACACCAAATCGTCAAGAATGAGCTGGAACACCACCGTTGTTGGCGCTGTGAAGTAAGTGACCCGGTGGCCTGTGTTGACATTGATAGTGCCTTCAATGCCTTCAATGCTGAGCTCTGAGGTAAGCGTTGATAGGCCAGTGATGTCCTTGGTAACGGTGATGGTGTCGCCAATGTCGACGGTCGCGGCGTTGGTGCGTTGTGGATCGGTGAGCAAGCCGAAATGGGTGCTAAGCGCCGTGAATCGTGGCCCTGGTTCGCCTTCGAGCAGATAAGCGGCAAGCGCATCTATTTCACCTTGCTGGTGCAGCAGGCTGTTGGTGATTGAGCGTGACTGAATGAAGTATGTGGCCTGGCTAGTCAAATCTTGGTCGGTGGCCGTTTTGCCGTCTAGTGCCTCGACGTAGGCGCGATTGATGACGCCATCAGCGTCAAACTCCACCTCTACCTCGTCATACTTGGCGGCGGTGCCATCGTCCGCAAACGTAATGACTGATCCGCTTAGCGTAGCGCCAATACGGTTTTGGAACGTCAGCACGCCATCACGCGACATAAACAAGCGGCCTTGCTCGGCCTCATTGATTTGATTTAAATAGTTCAGCGTGTTGGTGCCAGCATCAACGTTGTAACTGCTGTCGTGACCCAGATTGACAGTGCCGGTATCAATGTTGGTTGTGCCGGTGTAGTCCACTTCAGGCAATGCGAGCACGGTGCTGACACGCGCACCGCTTAATTCAGCGCTGGGGTTAAAAGCCGCCATCTGGGTTTGGGCCAGCAAATAGAAATCATCTGAACACGTCACGCTGACGGTGTTGAATCCAGCCAGGGCGAAGTTGTATGTGTATGACGTGACATAGCCGACGAACAAATAGTCGCCATTACGGCTCAGCCTGATTTGACGCATCGGCGCCAAACCCGGCTTGTCGTTCAGCGGATCAAAATAAGGGCTGCTTGTGTCGTATGGGCCGAGGATGCCGGTTTCGTCATTCATTGTGAATGACATGACGCCAGCCGAGAACTGATCGTCCACTTTCCGTCGGCCGCGCCTGTAACGAATGTCGGTAACGAAATCGGTTATGTCGGCGTATTGAGTTTGCGGGCCGAGTGTGTATGTCGTGCCATCAAGCACGCCCTTTAGCGCGTCGTCAAGCGTGAACGAATTGACATCGAAGCCGGTATCGAGCTCCAGCAGGTATGTGCCTGATTGAACGACTGTTGCAGCCATTACGCAATCTCGACCTGCAATGGGCCGCTGCGACGGTTGTAATCACGCAAAGCATTGACAATGGTGTCACCAAGATCAGATGGCGCAGTGACGGTGTTGATGGTGATGCTGATGCCGCCAGTTATGCCATCGAGCAGCATTTCGTTGCCTGGTGCTGCGCCAAAACCGCCACCACCGCCACCAATGAAACCTTCGTTAATCGGCAAGATGCCGACCATACCTTGACCGATGCCGCCACCGCCACCGCCGCCACCACCACCGCCTGACGGTGCAGGCAAGGTCACGGCTGGTGCAGGCACCACAGGTATCACTGGTGTTGCAAACGTACGCTCAACGAAATCTGGGCCGCTGCTAGCGCCACCGCCGCCACCGGCTGAAGCTCCGCCGCCACTAGTGCTGAATCTTGGCAAACTGAATTTGTCAAGATAACCAATGTCGGTAAATGGGTTGATTGCGTTCAAACCTTCAATGATTTTGTTGATCATGCCAACGTAGACATTGCCGATTTTTTCAAAGATGCCAATGATGAAATTGCCCATTGCGGCAAATGCGTTTTTGATGCTGCCTGTTTTTTCGACTAGCACCATGAATCCTGCGACAAGAGCTGCGACAGCGACAACGACCAAGCCGACTGGGTTGGCGGCCATGACTGCATTGAGCACAATCTGGCTGGCCGTAATGACTTTAACTGCTGTATTGAGCACCAAGATGGCTGAGGCCAGGGCACCGACCGCCAACATGACTTTCACGATGGTGTCGCTGTTGTTTTGCGCATACTCAGCAAAGCGTTGCAAGTACGGCAGCAGTTTTTCAAGTATTGGCAGAAAGGCTGCGCCGATTGATTCTTTGGTTTCGCCAATAGTGAGCGATAGGCGTTTCATGCGGCCCTCGGCGCTGTTGGCAGCCACGACCGCAGCGCCACCGACCGTTGCGTTGAGCGCCTGCATGATCTCGTCAAGCGATGCACCGTCTTTAATCAGGCCGCGCACGCTCGGCACCAGGTTGCCTAGGGCTTTGGTATTGCCTGCGTAAGCCTTTGCCACAGCATCAGTGACAGCGCTGAGCTCTGTGCCGGTAGCGGCCGAGATGTCAAGCGAGGCGTTAAGCAGCTCTTGGCTGTATTGCAGATCGCCTGTGGTTTGCACCAACGTCGCCAGGGCTGGCCTGAGCACGTCGTCTGCGACTGCTGCGCTCATCATGGTGGCCTCGATGTAGGCCTCGGCCGCGCGCACGTTGGCTTCACCGGCCAGCGTGTTCTTTTCAATGGCTAGGGCGAGCAGCTCTTGGGCTTTGGCGTCCTCAATGGCAGCTTTGGTGGCGTCGCCAATAACTACGGCTAGGCCGCCAATAGCGGCTGCTGCTGGTAGCGCGGCTTTGCCCAGGGCAAACTGGGCTTTAGCGCCAGCGCCCTCAAGACTCTTGAATTCGTTGATGGCCTTTGTGATGCCCTTCGAGTCGAACTCGGAGACAATGGGAATACTTACGGCCATTGGTACATCCTACGAACGGCTCACTGGTGCGGTCAACAGGTTGCGGTTCACTTCATCCATGACGCGCTCACACAAGCGGAGCATCTCCTCATCGACCCGCGATTTGTTTTTCTCGTACGAGGGCCACATGACGCGCGATGCTGATCCCCAACGTTGAGACAATGCCCGAGCCAGTGGGTTGCTTGATTTGCGGCCGGCGATGTCAAAGGTTTGGTTGGCGATGCCTGACCATACGAGCCTGAACGTGCCGACATTGACTTTGTTGCCTTGGTATTCCTTGACGCGGCGTGTGCTGATTTTGGCGACGAGAAACTTCTGCGCAATGGCTTGTGACCAGCCACCGTCACCAATAATTTCGTAACCCGATTTGGTTTTCCATTTGCGGTTCATGCCCGACAGCGGTGCAGCTGCCGGCACGGCTGCCTTGGCGTCATCAATGACCGACTTGACAATTTCTTTGTAATCGCGCGTAATCTCGCGGCGCAAACTTTTGTCAATCTTGTTTAATTCGCGTAAGGCCTCTTTGATGCCGTACACCTGAACACTTGCGCTAACGGCCACGGCGTTTCTCCTGCTGTTTCTTGGCGAGCAGCAACACCGTCGCCAAATCTTCTACATCAAACTCGATGCCGTCTGGCCAGTACCCGGTAGCCAACAGCAGCTCAGCTAACTGGCGTCTGATGCTGCCGGATCCGTAGGGTTTGCGCCAGCGACCTCAACGACGCTGAAATCCTCAACCGATTGAAGCCAAGCGTCATAGTCACGACCTTCACGCTTTTGAGCGTTGAGCACGTGCCACGCCATGAACATCAGGTCATCGATACCGATGCCGCCTTGGAGATCAGATGCGCGGCGCTTGAATTTACGTTCCCACGCTGCGGCAGTTGCGATGGTCGTAGTGACCGTTTCGCTGACCGATTGTCCTGCCGGTGTCTTAAACGACACCTGGATTGTCAATTTCATGCGGTCACATCTTCAACAAGCGTGCCACCAGTGATCGTGATTTCGACCTCTGAAAGCTCTCCGAGGCTGGCATTAATCACATCAAGTGACTCTAGGTACCCACCCGTAATCTGCATTTCTGGGTTTGTCGTCGTGATGCCGCCGCTGGTCGGCTTAACTGCCACGTAGACGTTGGTGCCCACGAGGCTGGTGAGATCGACGTAAGTGCCAGGCGTCGCGCTGTATTCCATGAGCAGCGTCGCGGTAACGGTCACGTTGGTGAGGCCGCCCACGTAGTTGCGAGCCGAGGAACCGAAGCTGGAAGCGTCAAGGGCTTCGCGCGCCTTGGTGATGACCACGCTCTTGCACTGGTCTGACAAGTCCTTGGTCGAGGCCGACGAAGCTCCGATGTTGAAGGTCGGTGTGGCGAGGTAGGTGGTTGCAACGGCCATGTAGCGGTTCTCCTGTGGTTGGCGGCCGCTGCAAGCCTTGTGGGCAGTCTAGTAGGTCTACGGTGCGACTTTGGTGCGTATCACGAGCTCGTAGGCAGGGTAATCGGCGCCACCGTAACTGACAGTCGTTGGCCGGGCTGTGTTCAGGCCGATTTGCGCGGCTCGAATCAAATCAGCCAAGTCAAGCAGCTGGTCAAGTGTGCGGTTGTCGCCTGTGCCCATGCCGACGATTACGACACGGAATTCCATGTCGGCTACTACGTTGCTGGCCATCTCGATGCTCGGTGCTTCAACGATTGCGCACGGCACGTTAATGTTGCGCGGATCGTTGAAAACTTTTAGCCCGGTAATCAAACCGAGGCGCGTTACGAGCTGGTCGTACCCTTCTTTGAACAGGTTGCTCATCACGCCACCTGCGGCTTACCGACTCCGAGTAGGCGAAGTATCTGGCCGTAGTTGCCTGTGACTGGGCCACCTGTGGCCAACGGATCGAAGCTGGCGAAGGCCTCAGTGCTGCCGCGCTCGCGGTAAAGGATTGCCGCGTATTGCACGGTGCCAAGCTTGGCTGCGCCATCTGGCACGGTGCTGGGCGAATCCCAGTAGCCAGCCTCCTGGCGGCGACGGAAGCAGAAAGCGTTGGCTGCCGCGAGCGCCATGTTGGCAACGTCAAGGTCAGCGCTCGGATTCGTGAACGTGAAGCCGAGGTAATCCTCTAAATCAGCCAGGACAATCCATGTGCACGTAACCGAGTACGTGGCTGTGCCTGTGGCCGCAGCGCGCTCCAGATCGGCTGTGGTGAGCGCAAACAGCACCTGATTCGGGATGATGCGCGATGTGTCGTAGAGGTAATCGCCCTGGGCGCTGACGCCAGTGAAGTAATACTCGGGCAATGCAAGGATTTTGTGGGTGGCGTTCCACCCAGCACCAACACCAGCAATCGTGATGCTTTGACCGACCTCAAATTCAAGTGGCTCCAGCAACTGAACGATGGCAACGTTGCTGACCACCTGTTTATGGGTGATCGTGTACGTCGCCACCGTTCAGTGTTCCCTGGAGGAAGGAATCAGCTGGATCAGGCGATTTCGACGAACTTGCTGGCATCGAGCATCAAGGTCGCGAGATAGCCGCGGAACTTGATGATGCGTGACAGCGAGCCATCGGTCGCTTCAACTTGGATTGCGCCCTTCTGCTGTTCGTAAATCTCGAAGCCGTCAGCCGCGCCGATTGCGAGGAAGTCGCTCTCGTATGGGCACACAACGACTGAGAGGCCAAAGGCATTGGCCGACAGCGTGCCGGGGGCGACGTTGCCGAAGGCGTTCATCGGGCCGACTTGTGGGAACAGCGGTCGGTCAGCGGTGTCGCTGAGCTGACCGAGTGCACCCCAGTAGGAGGGCGACGCGAACAGGTGCGTCGGCAGGTGCGTGCTGGCGTTGAGGATGGTCTGCGATGCGCCGTAGATCCATTCTGCCCAGGCAGCCGGGTCGGTTACGTCAAACGCAGCGCGAGTCGTGGTGATGCCGGCCTTGAGCGCGGCTTCAACTGCATCCTCGGTCTGCTTGCCGTATTCGCGTGCCATGTCGTCGACGAGCGCGCTGAGAACCTGCGGCTCGCTCCAGTCAATGTCCTCTTCGGACAGTTTGACGTAGCCGCCGTAGACGGCCTTGGTGACATTTTCCTTGGCCACAACAAATGTGCCTGCATCAAGCGGCTGGTTTTCGCCGTTGCTCAAACCAATCGTGGTGTGCGTGGTGACCTTCGGGCGCGAGAACACTTTGCCGCCACCGGGCATGGCGCGAGCGCCGATTGCGTCGATGACTGGGCGACGACCGATGAGGTTGTTGTAGACCGGGCCAAGAATCGGCGTCGGCAACAGACCAGGCGTGTCGGTGGTGACCACGTCGGGCGCAGCGGCCTTCAGGTTGGCGAGGAATTCTGCAGCAACGGAGCCACCCTGGCACAGCTTGCTGATGTATTCGCCAGCGCTCGGCATGACGAATTCTTTCTTGGGTGCAGCGAACAGCATTTGCGGTGCCGGTGCTGGTGCTTCAACGGCTGCTTCGACCTTGTCTGACATTGGTTGGTTTTCCTCTCGCGGTGGTTCGGTCGCTGCAACATCTGTAATGGTAGCACCCTTAAACGCTGGTTGCGTCACAAGGCTGAGCTCGACCCAGTCGGCTTTGGCAATGACCATCGTGCCGTTGTCGTCATACCGGGCATCGATGACATCGACACCGACTGAAACCGAGTCAACGGCTTGGTCTTTGATGAGCTCGATCATGTCGTTGC